TCCAGCACCAGATGTTATGTCATTTCCACTAAATATTCTATCAGGCATATCTATTGAAACTGATACTTCTTCAACAACTGGAGTTGAAGCTAAATCGCTTGAAGTTAAAACAACTCTAAATTTGAAGAATCTGGCAGTATATTCTCCAATTACAAAGTTTTGGAAAGATGTATAAGTAGAATTATCATCACTTGTTGAAATTTCAAGATGAGCATTAGAATTAGCTGGTGTATCTCCATCAAAACTAGAATTTTGTGCATCAAATAATCCTGATCTATTATCAAATAAATCATCTGGGTCATCAGAAGTTTGTTTTAAAGTAGCTGTTAATCTTGCAGTATGTTTAGCACCTATATCAATGACATCTGCAAATAAATAATTACCACTTGCAAAGAAGTCTGCATTAGTTACACCTGAATCAAAAAATCTAGTTGTTTCTGCATCAAAATTTCCACTAGCTGAATCAAATAATTCTGATGAATCTAATTGAATAGTGCCATCTGTTTTTATTGTATTTGTAAATGTTCCTAAAAAATCAGGGTGTTCTGATTGACTAGCTATTGCGTTAAAGTTTGCAACACTTACAACATTAGAAATAATTGCTGTTGCGTTAGAACTAAAGTTTCCTAATTTATCTACTGCTTTTATCAAGTAAGTTCCAATCCTACTAGGTACGTTAATTGATGTTGCTGGTCTTGATACTTTCTCTACCAAAGATACAGAGTTTGCCCAATCTCCTGTGCCATCTGTTAATGTTGAGTATCTAATTTGATAATAAGCTAAATCTAAATCTGGAATTTGTGTCCATGATAAATGTGCTTCTTGTCCTAATATATTACAAGAAAAATCTGTTACATCTGCTGGTGGTTCAATAGCACCTACAATAGTTCTTGTTGTTGTTACATAAGTTGATGATACACCTAAAGTATTTACAGCTTTAACTCTTACATTATAAATTTTTTGGTCAATTACATTTAAGACTCTATGATTTAATCCTGAACCTTGTGCATAAATAATAAAATCTGAATCTGTACTTAACTTGTATTCTACTTGGTAATAATCAACAAAGCTATCGGTACTAGCACCAACAGTTACATTCATGGCAACTAAAACTGTACCATCATTATATTCAATAAGTTGGTCATCTAAAGTTACACTTGCTGGTGGTTGAACTGTAAATACATTGGGTAAAGTTGTATCTGCTATTGTTGGTAAAGGATTCCTTGTATTGAATGTATAAAAATTATCTTGGTGTTCAAACAACTGAACATTAATAGTTAAATCTTCGTTAATCTCTAATCCTAATACTCTAAAAGGTTTAGCATCAAATCCACCACTAGGATATGTGATTGCAACTATATCTCCTATTTCTAATTCTAAAAATTCTGATGTTAATGTTAATTGTATCTGTAATTGGTTTCTTGATCTTCTAAGAATAACTTCACACAAAGCCTCTGCACCAAATGAATTAGTTACATTAGGAAATTGAAAATTACCCTCTAACAAAGTACCATTATCTTCTGCTAACATTGTTGCGTGTTTAAATGGAGTTGCAACATTAGTTTCATCTGCTGGTGGATAAGAAATAGTATCATTTTGCCAATTCTTATCAGGATTAACAAATGTTCCTATAACACGATTGTATTTATTATTTTTTCTTTCTCCTAATACTTTTGCACCACCTACAACATGATCTGCTGTTATAGTTTTAACTGATGAGCCTGTACCCTCAATTTTAAGTTTATAAACACCATTATTATAAGTAAATAATGATCGCATTGGATTTAGAAGTTTTTTAACATTCTCAATTACTTTTTGGTCAGTATCTATAACTGCATTAGTTTCAAATTGATCAAATGCTGTAGCACCTGAATATGGAGTTATTTGTGTTTCACAAGTATTTGCTGAAGTTTTAAAAGAAGCAAAGTCAGATTCAAAAGCACTATCTGGTAATCCTTTTCCATATCTATTATCTCTAAGGTAATCTAATAAAATTAATGCAGAGTTTGATGTGTATGCAGTTGAAGCATCTCTAGGGTCATAAACTTTTCTTCCTTTTAATGTAACTCTAACTTGTGGAATAGAACTAAAAATATCTTGATTCCATTTAAATCTAAAAGCTAAATAACATACTCCACTTAATTTATGATTAGATGTCCAATTAGTAGAGTTAGTTAATATAGAAGATGCTACTTGACCATCTGTTCCATAAAATGCTTGTATTTGAATATGAGAACTATCCTTATAAAAATTAGCATCTGAACTATCAACTTCTCTTAATGTTCCATCAGTTAATGCACCATCAAAAGTAACTTGCTTGTCATCAATATAAATTTCTTCTATTTCTTCTACCTCTCCTTCACAAACTACTCCTGCCATATATAAATAAGTATTATCTGACCCAGAAGATTCTAAAAAGACTCTTGTAATTCCTACTTGTCGTCTGCCATATACTATAGGAATTTGTGCATTGTTTGATTGTTTATTAATTAATACACCTTGTTCTTCTTCTGGTGTATCAAAGTCAGGAATATCAGGTGTTGGAATTAACCACCCAATAAAACTTGTTACAACACTTACAATAGCATCAACTACACCACCCATTAGTGATAACTCCTTTTAAACTTTTTACCTACTCTATAAATATCACTATCAACTCTTAACCAATTTATAGAATGATCTACCTTTAATTGTTTTCTAAAATAATTATAAACCCAACGCATCATTTTAAATGTATTTTTAATAGATACAATCTCAATTAACCATAAATTATTACCAGAGTTCCATTCGTTAGGTTTAATCTTACCTGTTTGTTTAAATCTTTTTTCTACAATGTCATGTATATAAGCCCAATTAACAAAGCCAATTAATTCATCATTATCATAAAACTTTTTATATTGATTAAGTTTAATTGATGGCTCTAAGTAATTATGTAATGGTTTGCCTTTATAACGATCAAACTTATTAAATAGATTAATAACATCTTGCATTATGATCTACCCCATTTAATATCTTGTACTGTTTGTGATGCAAATTCAAATCCTAAATCGTTAATAAAATGTAATTGCTGTGAAACTGTGTTTGTTTTTCTACCCTCAATCTTACTAAAGTCTGACCAATGTGAAGCAACTACAATATTAGCATTAGATTGGTTAAGGCTTTCATCAATACTAAAAGATTCTATTCTACCTTTGAATAAAAGAAATGGGTCTGCAATAACAGCCTCATTACTATCTAAGAAACCTTTATAAACTTCTGCTTCTTTCTCCATATAAGAGTTGCTTAGAAATAAAGATATGATTGTCTGATCTGCACCAGAAAATGATAGTGTAATATTACTAACTTCTACTTGTGATGATTCTGTAACACTTGTTAATTTGGTAAATAGTGAAGATGCTGAATAAGTATTACCATCATATGTAACGTCTTTATAATGGTCTGTAAATCTAAATCCTGTGCTTACGTTAATATAAACAAGATTAATAGGCTGTAAGCTATCTGTTTCAAGTTCATTCTTTACTGCTGTTGTTAAGGTTCTCGTCATATTCTTCGTAAATTGTTTGAGTTATACTTTCTGTACCTTTTAACATAGTAAAATCAAATTTGCTATTAGGTTTCTGATATTCTTTAAGATCATTCTTTTGAGTATCTATTTCATCTTCATTAACAATAATTTCGGCAACAAAATCGGCAGTTATCTTGTGGGTTATCTTATACTTTTTCATTATAGATTTTCTACTAAGTCTATCTGATACTTGTAAAGATCGTTAGTTACAATAGAATACTCTTGAATATCATTAGATAGTCTTACAGTAAAATCAACATTGTCATAAACCAACGCAACATCATTAGCTACATTTGATCTTAAAGGTGGTTCAAAAGTAAGTGTTCCCTCGTCAGAACCATCTGCATTTAAATCTTCAACAGCCATATAAACTTTATCTTGGCCTGTAAATCTAAAGTAATCTCCAGCTTTAAGTATTCCATTTGTGCTTGTTGTCATACCATCTATTGTGCAAGTAGTAGCACCAGAAGTTATTGCACCATTAACACTTATAGTTCCTGTCGCTACACCTTGTGCATTTGATACAACAGGTGGAATAACAGTAAAGGTATTTAATCTTGCTCTTTGTTTCATTATAAATGCTTTTATAGGTGCAAAGTTTGCTCTAGTCATTGGTGGGTAATCTAAAGTGATTGTAAATTTTTGTCCGTCAATTTGTCTTGTTTGAACTCTACCAGATGTTGTAACAGTTACTATAGTGTTTTGTTGTGAGCCTACTTGAGCATCTTTAGCAACAGGAGATGTTGGAAATTGTCCAGCCATATTATACTAATGCCTCTTTTCCTTTTTCATTTAATGCAGAATTAATTACATTAACGATTGTTGATCTGTTATCAATTAATAATTCTTTAACACCTCTAACATCTGTTGCGTTAATTGTAAAATTAACATTTGTATTTCCACCACCACCTGTGCCTCTAGCTGATTGTGTAATTTGTCCTGATGAGTTAGGTATAAATAATTCAGCACCTTGTTCTCCTACCATAATTGGTTCTCCTTTTGATACAGCACCACCAGATTGGAAACCTTTTATTTTATTTACTATACCTAAACCTGTTCCAATTACTGCACCAGCAGCAGCAAGATTAAATGGAAAAGGCATAGATGCAAGTGCTTTTGCACCAGCTTTATAAGCTGAAATTAATCCTTCTCTAATAGCTTGAAGTTTGAATATAGCTGTTGCTTTTTTTAATGCAAAAGTAACTGCTGAACCAATTAATGCTTCAACTATTGATCTAGTGATAGCAATTCTTAATGTTTCAAAATTTAATTTACCTGTCATAACAAAATCTGTCATTGCACTTTCTAATGATTTTAAAGATTTTTTACCAGCTTCTTCAAATCTATCAAAAACAGAAACATCTAATGAATTTTTTAATCCATCTTTAAATCCACCAAATGCTTCATCTCCAAAACTTGACAAAGATTCTTTTATAATTCTTGCCATTCTTTGGAATGCAGTTTCAGCTTCTTTTATTGCTGGTAAAGTATTTATAACAGCACCTTCCATTTGAGATAAATCAGTTACTACAATTTTAACTTTATTTCCAAAACGATCTATTACTTCAATCATCTTTTTACCATCTTCTAAAAAATCCTCTGCATCTATTGGGTCTTTTCCAATGTTAGCTAATTTTTTTACACCATCAATTATTCTATTTATTTGTGAGATTACTAGAACAGCACTTCCTATTAATAAATTTTTTCTAACTGTTGCGTTAAAACCTATCATAGCACCATTTGCAACTCCTATAGCAACAGAAATACTATAAAATAAAGCTACAATTTTAAATGATATAAATAATTTAAATGCTTCTGTTAATAGTCCAATATTATCTTTTAGAAACTTTAAGGCACTTGCTGTTCCATTAATTGCTTTACTTAATCCTGTACCAATCATAGCACCAAACTCGTCAATTTCTTTTTTGTTTTCCTCAACTGTCTTTTTTAAATCTCCTAGATTTTTTTTAAGTGCTTTAAAAAAACCTTTAGAAACTTCTACTTGGAATATAAAAAAAGCATCTTTTAAGTTAGAGATTGTTCCAAATAAAGTTTTAGAAAGTTCTTCCATAAGATTTCCAAACTTTCCATCTTTTCCAAATGCTGCATTCATTATTTTGATAGTATCCATAGCATTAACACTTACACCAGCTTTGAATCCTGCCATACCAGCAACACCTCTTTCTTTAAGTGATTCTGCAGCAGCAATACCTGTACTAAATGCTTTTTGAATTTGAAATGAAGCAAATGAAAAATCTCCACCCATTTGTGCTGCTACATTACCTGTAAGTGTTAATAAATCATCAAAACTTAAACCAGCAGCTTCAGCTTGTTTTCTAACAACTGCTAATGAAGTTACACCTTGTTGAACATTTTTTAATTCGAATGGAGTTCCAGCAGCAAATTTTGTTATTGATCTTAAAGCCTTCTCTCCTTCTTTTGCAGAACCAAATAATGTTTTTAATTGAACTGATAGATTTTCTACTTGTATTCCAGCATCTACAAATCCTTTAACAACAAGTCCAGCACCTAATCCTATAAAAGCATTTTTTAAATTAAATACAGATTGTTTTAATCTTGATAAACCTTTTTGAACATTACCTAATGCTTGTTTAGATTTATCTCTTGCTACTATGTCAATGTTAAGTTTTTGTGCCATTATTTATAATTCTTTGCTTCTGCTAGTGATTGGTTTCTTTTATACCCATCTTGCTCTTTTTTCAAGTAGGCTAACCAAAGATTATAATGGCTAACAGGCATATCAAGAACTTGTTGAATTGTGATGTGTAATCTGTCTGCTATTATTAAAAGCGACCTAACATCAGGGTCGCTATCTACTTTTTTTCTGCGTCCTCGTAATTAGTATCTAAAAGTATTTTATTAGCAACATCAGATATAATATTTGAATCTGCTTTTTTTCTTAAAGCAAATTTATCTTCTGGACTAAAGGCTTTGTTTAATTCGCCTTTATCATTTTTTACTTGCAATTTCATTATAAGCAAATCAACAAGAACAGTTAAGTCTTGAAAATTATTAGACTTCTTAAAGATAATGTTTTTTTCTTCAAGGGTTAATGGCTCTGAATAGAATACACTAGCATTTCCATGCTCGTCTTTCCATTCTTCTACTTCAATAGTGATAGTTTTAAGAGTTTCAAAATGAGATTTAACTCTATCAATAACTGACATAAATTAGATTATACACTTCCTATTGTTAAAGCACCTGTGCCTTGAAAAGTAACAGTTCTTGAAATAATTGCGTCCATTGCATTATTGATACTCATACCTGTAACAATACCTGTTCCTGTGTAACTTGCATCTCCTGACTCATTACCCTCTGGTAATAAA